AGGTAATTCGAACCACTTTTTATTTCTAGCGACAGAAAACTTAACGAGAGTTTCATTTCAATGAAAAATACAGAAAATCTAAAAATTGAGAACATTAAAACATCAATTTTAATACCTTACGCAAGAAATTCACGCACACATTCTGATGCTCAAGTTCAACAAATTGCTGGTTCAATCAAAGAGTTTGGGTTTACGAATCCAATTTTGATTGATGAAACAAATGGAATCATCGCTGGTCACGGAAGATTGCAAGCGGCCCAACTTTTACAAATACTAGAAATCCCTTGCATTCGTCTTTTGCATTTAACTGACAATCAGAAAAAAGCCTATGTAATAGCAGATAACAAAATAGCTATGAATGCAGATTGGGATTTAGAATTATTAAAATTAGAATTGAAAGATTTATCTATTGATAATTTCAACCTCGAAATAACAGGATTTTCAGATGATGAATTGAGCATTCATTTAGATGAAAAAGAATTTGATATGGGGACTGTAGAAGATCAAGGTCAACTAGATAAACTTGATCCAAAATATGTTAAATGCCCAGAGTGCAGTTATAAATTTGATGCGAGAGAACATGAAGCCTGAATTAAAAATAGGTTGGTCAACACATGAAGCAACAAAATATGCTTGTGAAAATTGGCATTATAGCAAAAGCATTCCTGTCCCACCATTAGTTAAAGTAGGTGCATGGGAAAACAATAAATTTATAGGTGTTGTAATTTTTAGTAGAGGTGCATCTTCAAATTTATTATCACCATATAATTTAACGCAAACAGAAGGGTGTGAACTTACAAGGATTGCGTTAACAAATCATATGACACCAGTTTCAAGAATTGTAAAATTTGCAATCAAATTTCTTAAAGATAATAATTCAAAATTAAGATTAATTGTTAGTTTTGCTGATCCTCAATATGGTCATCATGGTGGAATTTATCAAGCGGGTAATTGGATTTATATAGGTGATACAGCACCGAGCAAAGAATTTTGGCATAATGGTAAAAGACTTCATAGCAGACAAGTTTCAGAAAAAGGATGGAATATACAACAAGGAGTTAAAAGAAAAACAGTCAAACCTAGCGAATGTAAAATAATAAAAACTTCTGGAAAACATCGTTATGTTATGCCACTTGATTCAGATATGAAAATTCGTATTGTGCCATTATCGAAACCATATCCTAAGCGTGAAAAGCAAGCGATGGATGACGACCAGTCATTACAGCGGCGGGGTAGCACCGACCTTCACGCTCCAAAAATCGAACAAATATAATGTCAGCACAAACATATCCATTAGATACAATTTCAAAACTTCTTGATCTTACTCCTCAAAGAGTAAATCAATTAGTCAATCAAGGTATTATACCTAGAGCAGAACGTGGAAGATATGAACTTGTTCCTGTTGTTCGAGCATACATTCATTTTTTACGAGATAGAAAAATTCAAGGTGACGTTCATGGGGATGATTATTCTACCTATAGAACACGATTGACTAAAGCCAGAGCAGAGATGGCTGAAAAAGAAAACGCTCAACTCGATAGCAAATTGATACCTGCTGATGATGCAAAAGATGCTTGGACGGCTATGGTTGCTAATGCTAGAGCAAGATTGTTATCCATACCAAACAAAATTGCTCCGCTTGTTTGTGCTGCCGAGACAATTAACGAGGCTCGCGAAATTATAAAGACCGAAATTTATGAAGCATTGAATGAATTGGCAAATGTTGAAATCAGAACCATCAATCCTATTCGTGTCGTTGAAAGCGAATCCGACGAGTTCGATAGTTCAGAAGATGTGGAGATCGCCACCGAATCTGACGGTGAGCAAATGGGCAGATCAGAACAGAAAGCTGAGTCCTGAAGCATCTGCTGAAGCTGGGCAATGGCAAACATCAAGAGCAGAATATCAACGTGGTATTATGGATGCTGTCTCTGATCCGAATATTTCAGAGATTGTTATTATGTCTTCTGCTCAGATCGGCAAGACAGAGATCATCAATAATCTGATCGGCTATCATATCGATCAAGACCCATCCCCTATTTTAGTGGTTCAGCCAACACTCTCAATGGCAGAGGCTTGGTCAAAAGATCGTTTATCTCCAATGCTAAGAGATACGCCATGCTTGCAAGGCAAGGTTGCCGATCCTCGAACTAGGGATTCAGGCAACACGACATTGCATAAAATATTTCCCGGCGGTCATGTCACGGTAACTGGTGCGAACTCTGCATCGGCTCTTGCTAGTCGTCCAATAAGGATCGTGCTTTGCGACGAGGTGGATCGGTATCCTGTATCGGCTGGCTCTGAAGGTGATCCGATCTTGCTTGCCAAGAAAAGGTCTGTGACGTTCTGGAATCGGAAGATTGTCTTGGCATCAACTCCAACAATCAAAGATAATTCACGGATTGAACAGGCTTTTAACGATTCAGATCAGCGTGAGTTCTATGTTCCTTGTCAAGATTGCAACCATTTCCAAACCTTGAGGTGGCAAAATGTGATTTTTAACAAGGATGATCCAGACTCTGCGACCTATTCTTGCGAAGAATGTGGCTCTCAATGGGACGATTCAAAGCGTTTTAGATCAATTAGACGAGGTGAATGGCGGTCAGAACGTGAGTTTAATGGCGTTGCAGGCTTCAAAATCAACGGATTATACTCATCGTGGATGATGCTTTCAGACGGAGTTCGTGATTTTCTTGATGCTAGAGGGCAACCAGCAACGCTTAGAGTATGGGTAAACACCTATCTTGGCGAGACTTGGGAGGAGCAAGGCGAACGAGTGGATGATCTTGATCTAGCAAATCGACGGGAAGAATACGGAGAACACCTGAATGACAAGGTTGTAATCATCACATCTGGTGTAGACGTTCAGGATGATCGACTTGAGGTTGAGATTGTAGGATGGGGTAGATCAGAGGAGTCGTGGTCGCTCGATTACAAAACTATTTATGGTGATCCATCATCAAGCACGGTTTGGCAGGATTTGGATTTCCTATTGAATCAGAATTTCAAGAAAGAAAACGGGAAAGAGTTTCCTGTTCGTGCAGCGTGTATTGACTCAGGCGGTCATCACACTCAAGCGGTCTATAACTATGCGAGGGCAAGAGAAGGTCGAAGATTCTTTGCCATCAAGGGTATAGGTGGAGAGGGCAGACCGATCATAACCAGACCGACAACGAATAACATCGGAAAGATCAAACTGTTTCCTGTCGGGGTAGATACTGCGAAAGAAACCGTCTATTCAAGATTCAAGATTACTCAAGAAGGGCCGGGCTATTGTCATTTTCCAGATCATTATGACTCAGAATATTTCCGTCAGTTGACTGCCGAGCAACAAGTTAAGAAGTTTCACAAAGGATTTATGCGACGAGAATGGCAGAAAATGCGTCCGAGAAACGAGGCTTTAGATTGCCGAGTCTACGCAACGGCTGCTCTTGCTATTCTGAATACTAATCTGGAACAGCTTGCAGATAGATACGAGAAGCAATCCGTTTCTGTCGTTCCAGAAAATGAGGTAAAAGAAATAGTGCAAGACAGAGATATGGTAAGGCGTCCAGTCAGACGCTCATCTAAACCAAACGGATTTGTCAATTCGTGGAGATAAAATGGCTAATTTGTTCGATGTTACTCAATCTCCGACAGTCACCCCAACTAATATTATTGTTGGTGATTATTTGTTGTGGAGGCGAAGTCTAGGCGATTATCTCAACACGACATACACAGCGACCTATGTTGCGAAAATTGCAACTGGCTCGGCCTCTGAGATTCAAATTGTAGGTACAGCCTACGAGGCTGATTATTTATTTACAGTCACCAGTTCAACCTCATCTGGTTTTACTGTCGGTTCATATCACTGGCAGCTGGAAATATCGACTGGTGCGAATCGTCGTGTAATCGAACGTGGAACATGGAGTATTCTTCCTGATCTTGATAATTCAAATGCTGATCCACGTTCTCATGCTGATATTATGATAACAAAGATTGAATCTCTGTTATCTGGACGAGCAGATGCAGATGTTTCAAGTTATTCAATCAATGGTCGATCAATCAGCAAACTATCAATCGCAGAATTAATTGAATGGCGAGATTATTATAAGTCAGAACAGGTAAAAGAACTGCGTGAATATAGAAAACAATCTGGTCAATCGACAGGTTCAGTCATTAAGGTGAGGTTCTGAAATGGGACTTTTAGACATATTCAGAACTAAAAAACAGGTTTCAGTTCGTCGTCAAGAAAAGCGTTCTTACACGGCTGCATCAACAGGTCGGTTATTCGCTGATTTCGTAGCAAATACGCTAAGTGCTGATTCTGAAATTCGCCCAGCATTGCGTCCGGTGCGTGATCGCTGCCGTGATATTGCACGAAATAATGATTATGCGGCTCGGTATATCCAGATGATCACGACTAACGTAGTCGGTGCAACTGGAGTCAGAACACAGGTTCGCGGTCGCAACTCTGACAAATCTTTAGATACCGTTGGCAATCTTATCATTGAACGTAATTTTGATAAGTGGGGAGCCAGAGGCATCTGCACGATGGATGGCAAGATGTCTTGGCTTGATTGCCAAAAGTTGTTCATTAACAATGTCGCAAGAGATGGCGAGTGCCTTGTTCGATTCATTGAGACAAAAGAAAACTCCTACGGGTTCGCTTTGCAGTTCATCGAGTCTGATTATCTTGATGAACAATACAACATGAAGGCGACAAACAATGCGAACGAGATTCGTATGGGTGTTGAGATCAACGAGTTTGGTCGTCCAGTTGCGTATTGGTTATTAGAAAATCATCCCGGCAATACAATCTACGGCAAGACAGCAATCGTAAAACGAAACCGAGTCCCTGCTGAAGAGATGTTGCACCTGTTTATTCCTGATCGGGCTGGTCAAACTCGCGGCTTTCCGTGGATGGCAACAGCACTGACACGGCTTAAAATGCTTGACGGATACGAGGAAGCTGAATTGGTTGCTGCTCGGACAGCGGCTTCCAAGATGGGTTTCTTCACAT